ACCTCCATTTCATCTGCATTGTTACCAAATCCTGTATTATCTTTAATTCCAAAAAGTATTGGCGATGTTACTTTGTGGGCAACCATTTGTTGCCTACGTGCTTCCTCACTTAAAAATTGATATTGTTGATGCGCATCGCTTATCTCAATAGCTTCTATTGTAGTGGCATTTTCCTTATTGCTATTAAAAGATAATACTCTTTTTCCTGCGTTATTACTACCTGCTAATTTACGGTCTATATTGCGTTCTATTGCGTTCTTAACCTCTTCATCCGCTTCGCCATCATTAAAGTTTATAATGTGTCCTGCGCTCAAACCATTTTTAACGTGGTTTACACAATAGATTGAAATTTCTTCCTCAAGTTCGGCATAATTTAAACCGCTATAATAACTCGGTCTTGTGAAATAAAAATCAGATATACTATATTTTTTTATAATATAAACCGTTCTTTTTTCTTTAGTGTTTAACGTAAAAGCAGGGATTTCTTCGGGTGGATATTTTCTAATATCTGACCAATCATAAGAATACCAATAAGAACCGATTTCTCCCTCTTCATTTACCACGCTTGGCATAACTTTCTCTTTTGGCAGGTGTGAAATACTAACAATTTCATTTCCTGCTTTACCTAAAATTATTTCGATACTTGCCTCTTCAAAAATAGCAAAGTCTTGACATATTTTTTTTACTTCATCCTTTGGTAAAATAGATGTTATTTTCGCCCATTCAACCGCCTGCTCTGCGTTATACTTTGCGGTCAATCCTTTACCATAAATAAAGTTGGCGTAATTATCTATAATAGCCGAGTTAGTAGGACTATATTTATATCTGTCAATCACATAAGTATAACCCTCGTTATTCTTACCATTTAGCATCCAATTTTTTTCCTTTGTAGGTTTAAAAACTGGACTTTGATGTGACGATAAATTAACTATTCTTACATCGCTCATAATATACTTCCGTTACTTAATTTATAATTCTCTAAATCTACTGTATCTGTGGCAAAAACCTTATCCCTATATAAAACAATGTTGCCGTCTTTAACTTCTAAATTGAAACTCTCAGCTTCTTTACACGTAAGGTTAAAACTAAATGTTAAATATCCGTTTGAGTAAGTTGTAGCCACTTCTGTAAATTCGTTGTTAACTTGTGTTTCCTCGTTTAACAAATTGACCGTTAAATCAGTCGCGTTATAACGAGGTATAATAGTTATCGTTTGTGTGGTGTTGTCAGGTCTAATAATTATCATACTATAATAACGATAAAATTGTGATTTGTATTAAAACAAAAAACCCGCCTTAATAGACGGGTTTCTGCTCCTTTCTTTTAAAGATTATCCATTCACGTAATCAGGGGAAACAATAGCCAAAAGCGATGTTTTTGCCGAACTTGACAAAATTGGTGCAGTATCAGGCTCAAGACTTTGTAAAGTCATTTTTAAACCATAGAACCCGCCTAAATCTCCTGCAATTTCTCTTGTACCCGTTGTTTTATCAACACCGTTTTCAATACCAAAGCAATGTACTAAACCGTTATTGTCTTCTAAAAACACAACCATTCTATCACGGCTTAATAGTTTAGCTTGATTAACAAGCGGTGCGCTCAATCCCGTTAATACTAACTCAATTGACGCATCATAGAAAATAGTCCCGTTATCTCTTGAAGCCGTTTCGGTTTCAGTAGGTACATTCCCCGTATTTTTTAATTCAAATTGGAAAACTTCTGCAAGCGTTCCAATACTTGTAAGTTCTGAAGCGGTTACTGTGAAACCGTAATCTTGCCACGGGGCAAAATATGCGTTTCTTAAACCGCCCGTAAAGTTCTTACATTCGAGCAAACGCCCATTTATAATAAAATCACAAGCCATAATTTATATATGTTTTAAAAACCGCCCCAATTAAGAGGCGGTTATGTTAATAATTATGCTACTGTGTAAGTAGTATATAATACAATCTCGTTACCTCTTACATATTGTACACCTGCTGTGTAAACCATTTTGTAACGTACTGTACCGCTTAAGTCGGTTTCGTCCATATCTTTAATTCTTACTTCGTTATGGTCAGACAATAGACCCGTTCCGAAATAAAGATTTTTCTTTTGGTAAATTACCATAGTTGAAGCAGGTAAACCGTTAACAACTTCTAATTTGTAAGTACCATATTGTAACACCATTTCTGCACCGCCTAAACCGTTAGAAATTCCTGCACTTACTAACGCTTGTGTATAAGCTAAAGCTACATCAGGCGATACCGCAAAAATTAAGTCTGTTTTTCTACGCAAAGCGATAGGCACTGCGTCTAAAGTAGCTTCGATTTTAGCGATAACATTTGACTTAGTGATTGTAGCAGGTGAGGCTACATCAATAACCGTTGCATCAGCTAAGAACAAAGGTAAGAACCCGTCAAAGTGTCCGTCGTCTGCAGCATCTCCAACCCAGATATCTGAATCAGTAGCTTGTGCAGTATCGGCTAAAATTTCAACTAATAACGCTTGCTCTTCGTCTACAGGCATATTGTCGTTATGCGCAGAGAATCCCATTGTAGCGGTATCCCATACATTACGAAAATCCTCTTTACAAATCTCGGCTTCGTTTTTAATTTTCTTTGGCTCTAAAACCACTTCGGCTAAAGTTACCGAACCCGCAGGTGTGAACCCACAAGAAAAGTCTTGACGACCGTTGCCGTAATCGATTTTACGGATTGATGTTTTTACGGGAATATTTGGTAATACTGTTACCAAACCTTTTGCGATAGTATCGGCTTCTTTGAACGCCTTACCTACTATTTCGCCTGCAACTGTACCGTTATAGTTACTGTTTACACTTACTGTTGTAGCCATTTTTTATTTACTTTTTTAGATTATTTAATGATTCAACTAAACGACCCCTTGTCGTTGTAGCCATTTTAACTTCTTTTTCAATCGGTGCAACTTTGGTTTTAGTAACCGCAGGTTGCTCACTTAATTCAACTTTCAAATCCTCAACCGCTTTTGCGCTTTCTGAAAATTTAGCTTCGATTTGGTTTGCAAAATCAGCTTTCAATTCTTCTCCGAATTTTACTAAGATACTTGAAATCATATCTTTTAATTCGCCCGTTGAATCCATAGCAGTAGGAGTTACCTCTTTCGCTTGTTCAACTTCGACCTCTACCGCAGGCTCTTCAATCATTACCTCTTTTACCTCAGCAATTACACCCGTTTCAGTTACGATAATCATAACATCATTTTCCAACGTGTATTCACCCGCAGGGGCAGGAACATTGCCCTCAGATGTTACCAATGAGATAGCACCGCCAACCGTTGGGACGTCTCCTTCAAATTCAATTACACCCGCACCCTCTTTTAGGTTTGCTTGTGCTAATTTGACAGACTTAGAAAACAAGCCTTTCAACTCATTTACTATCTCGTCTTTCATTTGTTTAAAATCCATATTACTAACTTTGTTTAAAATTACTTTTTCACTAAAAACGCCCTCTAAAGAGAAACCCGTTCCGTTTTCTAATGCCTTTTGATATTCGGCATCGCTTTCAAATTTCATAGTACCAATCCAATCGCCAACCTCTGCACCTAAATTGTAAACCGCTGACTTATCCTTTTCGGTATCCTCTACAATCCAACTCTCTACTAAATACGCTTCGAGTACATCGTCTGAATTATGCTCAACATTAAAGTTTCTTTGCTTGTTATTTTTAAAATATAACTCGCTTGCTCTTCTTACTGTTTGCTCTGAAAAAAACACCTCGAACTCTTCTTTGCTTTCCTCGTCATAGCGGTAAATCTTTTTATTAGGTTTCATTATGATACCCATTAAAATACGCTTCTTATCGTCAACCTTTGCAAAGGTTTGTTTTTGCTTTTTAAGTGCGACAAATTGGCTTTCCATTGCAGGCTCGCCAACTACTGAAATAGCATTAATGCCGTCTTTCAATTCATCATTTAAAAATAACTCGTACACTTTCATAACTTAATAACGATTTTATTATTTGTTGTCGTATTTTTTAACCGAATACAGAATTAGCTACTGCGTTTCTGTCTAACGCTTGTTGGCTTGTGACTTGACTACCTACAACGAATGTTTGAACGGGTCTGTTTTGTTGTCCTGCTATTGTTGCCGTTAATTGGTTTGTTGAACTTTGTCCCACTAAATTGAATTGTGGTGCTGAACTTGTACCGCCCCCGCTTGCACTTGCATTACTTCCACCACTACCACCACCGCTTGACATAGGGTTAGTTGACAATATAGACTTAACCGCTTTAAAACCCGTCGAAGCTACGAAAGCTATATTTGCAACCTTTAAACCTATCTCGTAAGGCGTAACGGCTTTAGTCGCTAACTCGGCAGTTATACCTTGATAAGTATTCATTAACGCTTGACCTACTGCAAAGGCTTTTCCTATCTTACTATTTTTACCT